TTTAAGTCGCTTGGTGCTAAGAGGGAGTTACAGTCCCCTGCCACACCTTGCGGCCTGTCGCCCACAAATAGGTGGATGCCTTCGGCCTTCCAGTGATTAATCAGTATCAGTGGGATAAACAGTGGTCAAGCATGTATTTCACCTTATTTCGACTTAATACACACTATTAGAGGAACATGTGGTCTGGCCCCTGCGGTGTAACTACATCCCACACATAATACCTAGGCAGAACGTCCTCGCTAGTGCGGGTTAGCCAAGTGTCACCGTTGATAGCGGTAAGGCACCAACAGGCAGAACGATGCTCTAGGTTGCTCTGGTGGTCCCAAGTTTAGACTTGAGAGATCCCAGAGCTTTAACAACCACAGCTAAGAACAAAGAGAAGAGTGAGGGTTAGTAGATGTTGAGAGCCACTATTAGAAAGCTGAAGAGATTGGTGTTGTCTCTCGCTGCTTATGAACACCACATCTTAGCCAACCGTTGTGTCCAACAGTTGCGCTTGCACTCTTCCCAGCAGCTAAAAGACATCGGGCTTGGCGATAGAGAGAGTATACACAAAGCTGCCCATGCTAAGTGTGCGTGGTGTCATCATCATGTGTGGCAAGTGTGGACCAAAGGTTGCTAACGCTGCTCCTGTTTGTTTGTGTCTATCTATATGTCACGTTGGTAGGACTTTGGTGGGCTATGGGTTAGCTCCCAATCCCTGAAGAAAACATAAATACTAGGCCGCAGATAAGTTTCGCTAATGTCTAATAAGGGCGACCCACGTTGAATCCTAGTTTACTGGTGTTTACAGTGGGATGATACATCCCCCGCAGTTATTATCTATTGATTACAGTAGCTTACGTCATTCCGTCCAGGTGTGAATCAATATTCTTTAGGTTCCCTAGCAATTTTAGACCCCCCAGACACCCTTAAAAACAACGCAATTCAAAAACTCGGCGTAAAGCGGTTGTTGTTATTATTATTATTCGGCCTTTGGAAGCAGAGGCCCCATTTAGAAACCTAAAAGGATTACCCCAGATGGCCTTAGAATCCGGCACTTACATCGATAGTCTCAACGCGAGTAACCCAGCAGCCACTGACGGCATCGCCCAAGCTGATGACCACATGAGATTAATCAAGAGCACAGTAAAAGCATCCTTTCCAGGTGTGACAGGGGCGGTCACTAGTACCCATACAGAGCTAAACGCACTCGATGGATTTACTGGTGTGGTAGCGGATCTAAACTATGCCAAAGACCTCAGAGCCACTGGCGTGACAGCCGCTGAACTTGACAAGCTCGATGGATTTACTGGGACAGCTGACGATCTAAACTACGCCAAAGACCTAAGAGCCACTGGCGTCACCAGTACAGAATACGATTACCTTGATGGTGTCACTAGCAACATTCAGACACAGTTAGCAGCCAAACAGGCGATTAACGCAAACAACACAGCCCGTGGCTACACAAGCACTACAGCGCTCTGGCCTGCTAGTGGTACGACAGCTACTCTGGCTCACGGCCTAGGTGCCTTCCCTTCTTTTGTTAAGGTGTTCTGCGAAAACGTAAATGCTAGTTCTTCCTTTGGTTGGACAGCTGGTGAAAGGTTTCAGATTAGTTCATACCTTGATGGCTCTGGGGCTAATGCCAGAGGCTGCTCCATTAGTTTTAATGCCACCAATGTCTATATCTCTATCCCACCGGCAGGGCTGTTTTTCCTTAGTAATACTTCTGGGTCGATAAGCCCTTTAGCTGGGGCAACATGGACATCTGTTTCTTCGGGACCAGCTGGTTCAGCACCAAATTTCAGACTTATTGTGAACGCATACACGTAGAGGAATAGCGCATGACCAACGTACCAATTCGGGGACTTGGCTCTTCTGGTGTTATAACTGATGTAGGCAGCTTTAATCTGCCAATGACAGCTTTTACTAGAGCCAAGAACGTAAGGTTCTCTGACGGCAATGTGATGGCTGGACCAGTGTTTCGCTCAGTCTCAGACAACATATCCTATACACCTAAGTTCTGCTATGCGCTGGCTTCCTCTAGCACTTATGACACCATCCTAGTCGTGGACAATACGTTTGATCTCTATGAGTTTGCTAATGGCTCTGGCACTCAGAGGTTTAACTCTTCACTGTCGGCTGACAATGAGGCAGTAGTTTCTGCAACCACCCTAGCGGATGTTGTGTATGTAAACCGCAGCGACACTGTGCCTGTGGCAAGGACGCCCAGCGCTACCAATTTTACTACCCTAGCAAACTGGCCGTCTAACCATAAGGCTGGTGTACTCCGCAGCTACGGGGACTTTCTATTAGCACTTAACATGACTGAGGGCAGCAACAGCTTTCCTAACAGAGTACGCTTTAGCGACCCTGTGCTTGCTAATACCGTACCAGCAACATGGGACGAGACAGACCTAACTAATAGTGCAGGCTTTAATGACCTAGTGCAGATGCAGACACCAATCGTAGATGGGGCAACTCTCGGCACTAACTTTATGATCTACTCTAAGGATCAGGTATGGATGGCTGAATTTGTTGGGGGTACGTTTATCTTTAACTTCCGTAAGATATTCGATGACGCCGGAGTAATGTCTCAGGATTGCATTATAGAGGTAGAGAACCAGCACTATGTTTTCGATAGAGATGACATCTATGTAACTGATGGCAACAGCCGCCAATCTATTTGTGATGGACGCGTCAGGGACTACATTTTTAGTGGCCTAGACAACAGTAAATCAGATGTGTGCTTTGTAATGCACAACAGTAAAACAGAAGAGTTATACTTTTGTTATAACAGTCAAGATGACTTGGTTGGCTATGGCATATCAGGCACAGGAGTTGATCACTGCAACCGCGCCGCAGTTTATAACTACAAGGAAGACCTATGGTCATTCCAAGACCTTCCAAACGTAGTGAGTGGTACAGAGGCCAACATAAACACTACAACCACGTATAACTCTACAAACACTATCTATGATGGCATGGGTGGCAGCTACAAAGACCAAGACAGTCCCTTTACCCAGCACCCTATAGTATTGGCAAAGGCATACACTGGCCAGCAAGGCACGCCATTGGCTAACTCTAAGTTATTTGGTGTGGACCTAATAGACACTGGTTCCATAAGCACAGCTTTTGATACTGGCCAATCAAAGCCGCCGTACCTAGAGAGAAGTGGGCTAGACCTTGATGATCTAGGAATTTCTTTAGATGGCTACAAGACGATCAATAAGATTGTACCCCAGCTTACCACTGCCAACACTGACCCTGTGTTTTCGTTTACCTTTGATGCAGATGACATTGTTCCATCAGCCGCAATATTCTCAGGCGGTACAACCGTAGAGTTTAATGTCAGCACTGAGTACAAGATAGATACGCGCATAAGTGGTCGTTATTTATCCTATAGGCTTTCTGCACTTCACGGTAGCTTTTCAAGTCTTAAAGACTTCAAGTTCTCAGGAATGGACATTGATGTAGTGGTAACAGGAAAGAGGTAGCTATGGCTCTATCCGATAAGATTAACCTAATTGTTAAAAAGTATGCTAGGCGATCACTGCCCAGATTAGACGCCGATGCTTTACCTCTGTATGTACAGGATGAACTTAGGCTCATTGAGGCAACCTTGAGGTCACTTTCTGACTCCAGTTTACAGGTTACTGACCGCCCACCAGAAGCCCCGCGTAAGGGCATGGTTCGATATGCCGTTAGCCCTTGGAACCCTTTAAGTAACGGCTTCAGTGGCTTGGTAGTTTACAACGGTTCAGCTTGGGTGGCGGTATGAAGCACAACCTTAAGAGGCGTCAGTCTATATCAGAACTTGAGTATGTCTTAAAGCACGCCATCAGCGAAGGCGAAGCTACAGACGATACCGACAAGATGGAACTTAAGCACTTATTCACACCAACAGATGATGTGTACGGGTGTTCTACATACGCCAGAGAGCTATTTATTCCCGCAGGCATGACCGTAGTTGGCAAGATACATAAGAAGCCCCACCTGGCTTTCTTAATGAAAGGCACGATGCTGGTCACAACCGAAGAGGGTGATCTTAAGCGCATGACAGGGCCAATGAGCTTTGTGGTTCCTGCGGGCGTAAAGCGGGCTGCGTACATTGAGGAAGACATTACTATTGTAAACGTCCACCTCACTAAAGAAACGCAAGAGGCTGATTTAGAAAAGGTCGAGGCTGAAGTAATAAGTCCAAGCTATGAGGCTATGGGTTTAGAAGAGCCGGATCTATCTGGAATAGAAAAACTGATGACATTTACGAACACAGATAAAGAATAGGAAACCATCATGGCATGGATAGCAGTAGGAAGCGCCGTTGTAGGCGGTGTTGCAAGTATTGCAGGCTCCAATAAACAAGCCGCCGCAGTTGATAAGGCGACAGACGCGCAAGCGGCAGGCTTTAACCAGTATGCACCCTATGTGAACAAGAACCTTGCTGGTGCAGATGCGGCCCTAGACAATCAGATAGCCGCAGGAGCTTACACTGGTCCTACTATGGCACAGCCAAACGACTTCCAAAGAAATACTGCTAACATGAGTGGAACCTTTGGCAATCAAATGATGTCTGACGGTAATCAAATGATGGCCTCTAACGATAACTTCGGTTCCAACTATAACGACCTGTATAATAAAGGAGGTGATCTATATGCTAAGTCCAATGATCTGTATAATAGGGGCGCTGGGATATACGACCAGAACCAAGACCTATACAATCAGAACCAAGGACTTTACGGAAAGAACTCTGGCCTTGCTGATCAATTCCAAGGGATGTCTAACGCCGCCAGAGACACTGATAGATTAGCTACTGCTAACCAGTATGCAATGGATAACGTAGATCCTTTAGCTACCGCTGCTTTACGGGACAGCAAACGTAACCTTATGGAGAATACCCTGACGGGTATCGACATGAATGCGTCTGGTAGCGGCAACATGAACTCTAGCAGGGCTGGCGTTGCCGAAAGCATTGCCAACCGCGACTATAACGACAGGGCCGCAGATACTAGAGTTGGTATTATGAACAACTTAGTAGACAGAAGCCTCACCAACCAAGCACAACAGTTTGCTGACCAAAGCGGCGCGTTGACTAACGTAGGTAATTCTTATGGTGCCATGAGTAATAACGTGGCTGGCTCTGGAGCTTCTTTAGCTGGTGCAACTAACGCACTAAATGCACAGGACGGCTATAACACTTCAGCGGGTAATCAGATTGGAAACATGGGCCGCGCTAATCAGGGCATTATGAACAGTTACAACACTGGCTTGAGTACAATGGGACAAGGCGCACAGTTTGGCATGGCAGGCGGTAACGCTTTACAAGGGATGAGCCAAGCCCAGATGGATAATGACCGAGCAAACTTCGAGCGCCAACGCGACTACGAGATGGCAGCCCGTCAAGACTATCAGTCTCAGATACTTGGTAAGGCTCCATCAACTATTGGCCGTGTAAATCCTAATTTGACAGACAATATCTCCGCTGGCTTTGGTGGAGCAACGGCAGGCTACGGGTTTGCTCAGAATATGGGCTACGGCTTCAATGATCCAAACAGACCTACCGCTGGCCTTTCTGACTACATGAGCGGTGGACCGTTTTCGGGGTATAGCTAATGGAAAATTTAACTGATGCTTTGCGTACAGACCCAGTGTTTCTTAAAGCCGCTGGCAAGTACAACCAAGACCCAGAAACCTACTGGAGTACCCTTTCGCCTCAAGCTAAAGCAATGCACGTTAATCGCATGGCTGCTACGCCACCTGTTTTAGACACGAAGCCTGCCCCTACGTCTATGGAAGAAATGAACTACCAGGATTTCTTGAACTCAGCG